TGTTGATAGCATTGAAGCACTGAAATACCTCTTCCCGTCTAAGACGGATGAGGAGCGGGCCGAGATGTTATCTGGGTTCCCGTTCAGGATGGTGAACGAATTGCAGGGTGCATACTCTTCATTCGCTCGCTTGGTGGGGGGAATGATGCAGACTCCTCACCCGCAATCACCGGATTTACCGATGGCTGCGGATCCGAGATTGGATTTGACGCCATATCTGTATCGAACCTTAGAAGCCTTACAAAAGGAGATGAGTTATGCAGGACGCTACCGTCCAATCGATCCCACAGACAAGCCAAGCACCAGCAGCAGCAGTGGCTCCAAGCAGCTACGTGGCTCCAGCACCGGTTCAACAAGCCCCGGTGGCTTATCAGGTGGGTACCAGCTTCCCGCAGGCGGTTCCGCAGGCGGCCCCCAGCTACCAATCAGCCCCTACTCAGTACGCCCCCCAATCCCAACCGGCCCCGGCGGAGCAGGGCAATCCTTGGGAATCGGCGTTCAACAAGGTAGTGAACCTGCTGAGCGCTCCAGTTCAATCCCCGTTCCAGGGTCAACCGTCTCAACCGACGACTCAATTTACCCCGGCGAACTTCGGACAAGTCAGCCCCCAGGGTACGCCACAATCGGCAGCGCCGACCTCGTATCCCAGCCAGGACTACTCGCCCAACTCTTCCCAAACCTCCTCGGGTCCGTCCTTGGAGCAGATCGCGGATTACCTGGATCTGAGCAGCGAAAGCCGTCAGGTGATCGACGCGTTCGGGGTCGAGGCACCCGCAATTCTGAATCAGTACGCACTAAACCTGGAAGGCGTTCTTGATAGCGCCCTTGCCTGGGGCAGCCGTGCCGCTGATTCAATCCGTGGTTATGCCGATTTCGCTGTTAATGAGCACCAGGAGAACCTGGCTTACAACGAGATCCTGACCAATCCCGATGTGCTCAGCGATTACACCCTGAAGTTCTTCGGTCCCGAAGGTCCTTGCCCGGTGTATGAGAACGAAGCTCAGCTGGAAACCGAAGGTTATCCGACTGCTCCTGCTGCTGTAACACAAGGTCAGTTCCCTGCACCTCCTGCAGCTGCCGCTCCTCAGCAACCTGAGAACTTCTGGGGTACGTTCAACGATCAAATGACTCGTGATCCTCAGAACGCCTGGCGTGTTCTGAACCAAGCTCAACCTCAGACCGTTGCAAACAAACTATTTGTGATGGAGTGATCCAGATGAAGCCATTAGGACAAACACGTCCGCTTTTGGCTTATGGAGTTCCCGCCGCCGCAGGTCTTGTGGTTGGCGGGATGCTTTCTAACCAAGGCGAAGATCCAGGCACCGCCGCAATGGGTGGCGCGGCTGCAGCCTTAGGTGCTCGTGGTGGCCTTGGTGCCGCACGAATGGCAGGCCGGTTTGCACCGTTTTTAACGGAAGCCACCCGTTCTGCAATTGTTCCTGTTGGTAAAGCGGTTGCCGAAGCAGCTCGTAAAGCACCTGCAGGTAGCAAAAGGATGCAAGCTCTTGAAGGGGGAGCCAATGTCTTGCGTAGTCTTTATCAAGGTGCAGGACAAATTACTCCTGGAATGGTTCAAAAGAGTGCAGCAGTTGGCGCGGTTCCTCTTGCAGCCGGTCTTGCTGGACTTGGTGGTGTAGCCGCTGGTGCTATTCCATCAGCTGTTGGCGTTCCTGGGTTCCAGGCACAGATGCCTCTTGATCCAGAGTCTTATGGCTCTAGCAACTCACCCGGTGCTCGTTACAAGGCATCGACAATGCAGTACATGTAATAAATAAATTACCAACTGCTAAAATTTGTGTTAGATAAGACATAGTAATGTCTGAATCTTTCACCCGATAACATCAATTCCTGCGACACTGGAGGATAAAACAAAGTGTTCATTGATAACGATTTTCCAAAGATTCTTGGTGCGGAACTCTATCGTCCCCACCCTGCTTACATCGCGGAAATGGCTGTTGAGCCCGTTGTGGTTCATGACTTCACACGTCAGCCCGGTCAGACCGTTCAGTTAGATCGCTACAAGTTCTGGGGTACCCCTGGTACGAAGGACAGCCGTGAGCGTATTGCTGATCAGACAATCGGTACCGCTAACAGCCGTAACATCACCAAGGAGAAAGTCCTGGTGGTGCTCAAGGAGTACACAGGTCCTGCAGACCCGGGTGATCCCACACAGCCTTCGACCTTCAAGATTGCTCGTGAGACCCTGATCACTGCCCAGCGCCTTCTGCTGGACACGGGCAACCTGAACATGTTCCACCAGAGCATCGGTTCCCTGACCCTGCTCGATGACTATCGCCGTTGGCGTGACCGCGTCTTCATTGACGAACTGTCTAAAGCTGAAGCAAACGGTGAAGCTTCTTCTTCCCAGGGTGGTTACTACTTTGCTGGTGGTAAGACCAAGGACTCCTCTGGTCGTATCTCCTACACCACCACTGAGTATGACAACCAAGTTCAACAGTTCTCGGTTCGTACCGACCTGCTGACTGTTGTTAAGGACCTGCGTAAGCGCAACGTTCCTACATTCTCTGACGGTCTGTATCGCTGCATCTGCGATCCCGTCTTCATGATGCATCTGCGTCGTGATCCTGACTTCCGTGAGATCGCCCGTTACGCTGGCGCTCCTGGTCAAGGCATGTACATGGGCAACCCCATGATGCCTAACAACACCAGCTTCTACATGGGTCCCCAGGCTGGTCAGGGTTACTTCCTGGCTGGTGAGCCTGTGATGCCTACTGGTGTTCAGTTCGAAGGCGTTAAGTTCTTCGAGTCGACCAACTTCCCCAGCAAGAGCGTCAACACCTCCTTCGATAACGGCTCCAGCTATGCCTCGAAGGAAGTTGCTCAGGGTTACTTCTTCGGTCCTCAAGCTATCGGTGTTGGTATCGGCGGCCCGAACGCTCAGGTGCTGATCAACAACAACGACGACTTCAGCCGTTTCATTATCCTGATCTGGCAACTGTATGCAGGTTTCGAAATCCTGAACAAGGACTTCGTTACAACTGCCTTCAGCTACCTGCAAGACGACGGCACTGTTTGATCAAAATAGTATTTAACATTTAGGACAAAATAGATGAGCTATTTATCTGCTAAGAAAATCTACCCGGGTAACTGGGCAGAAGCTCTGAACGGTTGGTATCGCAATATCGACACCACAGACGACGGTACTAATAATGCCTCTAACGGCGGCCCCACTTCGGTGTTGGCCGTCCCTGGCTACCGTTACTTCCAGCAGCGCGGCTACGTGGCCGTGGCTGCTACTTCTGGTTCCCCTCTGGCAACCGGCAATGTGATCGTTCCTTCCCCTTATCGGAACGACACAACCCGTCCTGATATCACCGGCATGGTGATCTCTGGCAGCAGCACTCAGCCTGCATACGTGTATCGCACCGCCGTCTCCGTGGCTTCCGGCTGGGGCGACAACCGTGTCTCTTCTGGTGTGTTTGCTGCTACAGGTAACGTTATCTCCTTCGGTCGTGATAGCAGTGGTCCTACCGCTGCTTCCGGCGTTGGTGAAGCCGTGATTCAGGCAAACCTGACCTCCACCGTTTCTGGTGACGCTGCTACCAAGATTTACTTCGCTGGTGGTAGCCAAGCTTTCGGTGAAAACCCCTTCATCACCGCTACAGGTGCTGCAGGTGTTTCTGGTGGCATCGTGTACTACGAAGCAACCGCCGCCACCACCATGAAGGTGTTTGCGAAAGGTACTGCTAACGGCACCAGCACTTCTGGCGGTATTTATATCTCCGATGCTGACTCGAACGCTGGCCTCACCGGTTACCTGGTTGTGGAAATCTGCTACATCCAACCCGATGACGCCCCTGGCTACGAGGACATCGAAGCTTATCTGCCTAACCGTACAGTTAGCTGAATAAGTTAAACTAGGACCAGAAATTAACTCTGGTCCTTATGCTTTATCAGCACAAAAAAACAGGCGCTAATGTAAAGGTTGTAAGCGAATGGGATAACGGCGATTGGTTCATGGTTGAAGACCAGGATGGTCGCCTTTTCACCGCTTACAAAACTGAATTAGTTGCTGACGAAAGCGCAACTAAAAAAGTTAAAGCGCTCCAGGTTAAAGATAAAGCCGCCCAGGAGGAACCTCGGTCGTTTCCCCCCGATACCCGATTGAATATCAACGGTGCAACTGCACAGATGATTGCCGATCACATTAAAGGTATTGGAATGAAGACTGCCCGAGAGATCAAAGATCTTCAGATGTCCTTATCGGGTGAAAGGTTTAGCTCTCTCGAGCAATTGAAACAAATTAAACGAGTCGACTGGGATGCTGTTATTTCTGCAAACCTAATCCGAGTGTAATAAGTTTCATCATTAAACCCCTGGGAAACCAGGGGTTTTTAATTCTAAAATAAGAAGATAAGAGTCCTGTGTTCTGGGAATACTTAAACTTATTTTTCACTGTTGCTACTTCTGTTGTAATGGCCTATACTCCAATCCGTTCAGGTTTTACTGGCCCCAGTGCAAAGATTGGAGGGTCAAGTGATTATCATATTGACTTAAAAATGCTGGAATCGCTCCCCATCGGGGAACGTGTCAAAGCGGTTGATTCATTAGCAAAAAAGTATGCATCAATTGGACGTGAGATTGAGTTCTCTAATCAAGCAGTTGCAGGCCAACGCTGGAACCCAGAGGCCGACTTAGCAACACGGGTTGACTTACTCAATCGAGCAGGTGCTGCCCACAGTAAACGTCCTGGCTGGCAGTCGTTAGATTTTTATGTCCCGTTTAAAGGCAAAAGCCGTTTTGATAAAGGCGCTGTAGAAGATGCCTCAATCTTTTTACCTGGAGTAGCAGGCGGCAGTGTTCGCCGTGGTACTGCTAAAGACTACGGATATTTCTCTGAATCCCTGGATCCCAAAGGCAATGTTCTTTTCCGTGTTGGTCACGGGAACATTGATCGTCCGGAGGCTAATGAAAATATGGTAATTTCTCAGTTACCTCAGAAGCCTTCTGCTCCTCCTCTGCAAGAGAAGGTTTCGTCACAGGATAATCTTGCAGCTTATCGCCAAGGTTTATTTGATGCCCTTGGAATGACAAAACCGCAAGAAGAAAAGAAACAAAAACCTTCATTAACGCAGTCTTTATTATCTGGTGTTCTTGCCAATGCGTTCCAGGGTAATCCTTTTATGCGTAATTACATGCAGCAAAATCCTTACATGCAAGGCAGAACTCAATCAACCACTGATTTCTTATCAGGACTACTTGGTTGATTACTGCAATCTATAATTAATTGATGACAGAGAATTATTGTGCAGCTCTCTGATTTTGACAAAAGTAGAATTAGGTATCATTTAGGGTACTTTACTGTTTCCGTGCCAGCAGGTGATTATGCCCGCCTGGAAGAAGCAATGAATACAGTACCTGATTCTTATTTCTACGATAAGATTACAATTCAGATTGGCAGGTGTGACACTGCCGAGAAGAAGACAGAGGTTGCAACTTCTCCGTCGACTCGCCTGGAAAGTATTGTTGGTGACGTTGATCGTACCATCCGATCAAGCAATGCCAAGGAGGCATTAAAAGTTTGGGATGAGATTTACTTGTACGAGACAAACCGTCTTGCAGGTATTTTGTACGTTCCTAACTACAAAGATCCGCTGCAGGCAAGATACCGTTTTGAGCGTTCTGGTGCTGAATTTATTCAGGCACTCCCTGGTCCTGCCGACACCGCCGTTGGTTCCCGTATTTACTTAAGAGAGGTTTGCCGATAATGCCTAACCAAGATTTTTTAGCGAATTTTCTTTCAAATAGAACAACTTCAGCTGCCCCCAGAAACTTAAAGTTCCTCTCTGATGCGGCTGGAAACGTTTTATCACGTGTCATACCCCCAGGTGTGAACTGGGGAGGATTACCAACAAGTTTTCTTAGCGAATTAGATCGAATTAATAAGATGTCTCCTGGAGCAGCAAAAGAAGCTGCTCGTACAGCAGCAAAAACAACCTTAACGCGTTCAGCAGTAACGCCTCCCGTAAGACCACCAATTAGTGCTGCTGGACCAGGGGGAATGCTTCGTGCACCTGCTTTAAATACACCTTCAGCAGCAGGGACAATTCTTTCCCGTGGTCCTGTATCTCAGATTCCAGGTAGCCCCGTTCAGTTCGATCCCGCTTTACGTCGTCAATTTGGATGGACGGGAGGAGCTAGACAGGTCGCTGAAAAGCTGGTTCCACAAGGAAGCGCAGTATCTGCACCATCTATTAAGCCTAGCTTTGCTATGGCTAAGGAACTAAGAGCCGTTCCAGGGGTTTTAGCAAACGCTGGAGGCGTCTATACTGGCTGGGAACTTTTTAATCTAGGAAGAACAGGAAGTCTTTTAGATAAAGCTTTAAATGCTATTCCAGATACATCAGATCGTGATCTGGGAAGAATGTCATATGAGGCATTGAAAAAGACTGGTGGGCAAGCTATGAATGAAACATCTTATATCGCAAATGAATTATTGCAAGGAAGACTACCTTACTCTTCGACTGGATTAGCACCTGTTGCTACGACAACTCCAGAGCGTCCAATTGCAAATCTTCCTCCTAATTACAAGCAAACTGAATTAGAAACAGGTGCAGCAGCGGAAGCTTTCCGCTCGGGTGCAGGTTTCCCTGGTCAGCAGTTATTTGTACCGGTTGTCCCTCAACTTTCTCCAGAAGAACGTGCATACAATCAAGAACGTTCACGTATTGCTCAGTTAACATCTGCTACTCCAGAAGAGCGCAGCAAACTCCGCGATGAAGGAATGAGAATCTGGGCAGATAAATACCGTAATTTAGCCAAGGACGTAAAGCCAGGTCAGTCTGGCTATGAGGTCATTCAACAGGTGTTAAATAAATAAATAATGGCAAATTTTGCAGACTATATCAACTCTGATTATTTACCGGGTCAGGTACGTCGCGCCACCTACGGTGACGCTTCGCCAATGAATGTTCTTGAATATAATTTACGTAAGAAACTAAAGTTCCAGCCAAAGTCAAATATTGCTGGTAAATATCTTGAAGAGTTCCTGGGGCTCACAACAAACCCAGATGGTTTTGCACAACAAGCTTTCCAGCTTCCAGCTGAATTTAATGCCTTTAGCAAAATGGGCCAATACGCTGGTTGAACCCTTTAACTTATAATTATCTAAAGCAACGGTAAAAATAGTGTCCTCTACCTCAACAAACAAACAACCTGTATTTTCTGATCGCCCACTGTTTGATGCAGTGCGTGTTACAACCCAGACTGTTGGTAGTGCTTCCAGCAATACTCTGTTCGTTCAAGGTGGTCAGGCTCCGTCCATCCTGGTAGACATGGATGCAGAGCTGAGTGAAGATAACAACAATGGTGGTGTTGTTGACTCTATTACGATTGTTCGTAACGATAAGTACAGGGATGCTGATTACACAGTCAACACCACGACATCTGGCGATGTCATCTCTCTGAGCAGTGGTCAGATTGTTTTTATCGCTGAAACTGGTGTACTCGCTACGGCAGCCGAGAGTGGCTACGGTTACTACACATATACAGGCGCAACAACACTGACAGGTGTTAATACAGATTTAATTTATTCAGGTGGTATTGGTAGCGGGTTTACTTACAACGGTGTTGCTTACGGTGATTTACCGGCAGCTACATTTGTTTTCTATCACACCCGTGGTACCACCACTCCGATCCCTGCAAGCGGCGACTATCGAGTTCTCTTCTCGAAGACTGTGCCTGCCAATAGTGGTCAAGTCGATTGCTCTGACGTGATGCCTCAGCTGGCATATCCAATGCCCAGTGCAGGTAATACCGCTGGTTTAGGTTCAGCTTCTCCACTGCGGAACAAAGGTATTTACCTTGAGCGTGGTGACCGTATCTACGTTGGTGTGTTCCCTGACGGTCCCAACGTTTCTGGATATACAGCTGGTGCGCACGTTTACGCACAAGGCGGATTCTTCTAAACCATGGCGAAAAAGAGTGGAAGCTCTTTTGGCAGTTTTAACCGGGCGGAAAAGTTTGATCTCCGTCCGGTAGTTCCTATTGACACTGAGTTTTCTAAAGGTTCTGTACCTGACTCTCTTTATGCGTCCAACCGTGCGTCTGCATGGTCTCGCTGGAGAAGAGGGTATGAAATTGCAACAGCTTCCATTTACGACAATTCATACGACTATCCTTTCACATACGCAGTCCCTGTCCCCCGTGGAACTCCGACAACCACTGGAAACCCCCCAACAATTCCTGGTGTCTTCAAAGGGTTCCCCACGACAAATAAAGAATTTGGTATGCACTGGGCTGGCATACGGGTGGCTGGCAGTTTACGCTTTGACAATGTTGTCGATAGTGGCGGCGTCCGTGCTTCTATTGCTTCTGTCACTGAAGACGATGACTTCTGGTACGTTCAATTAACAGGTTCCTGGAGCGTTACTAATCCATTACCACCTCCGTTGTATGTGGCGATACCGGGGGTGCCAGGGGGACTCAAAGCTATCAATGGTGAGATATTAGAAGATCGTGTAATCAATCCTGGTGATCCACCGATTACACGCGATACGATCGATCCAACAACTCAAAAGAGATATGGGTACGTGCAAGCCGTACTGGAAGACACTAATCCATTTACAGGTGTTTTAAAACTAAGGAAAGCTGGCTCTGTTGAAGCAACACCAGACCGAGCATTGGTTACCCCGGCAACCAGGCCACCAAACGTTGATCGGTTCTTTATTACAGGAACTCGTTACTGTTGTTCCTGCCAAGACTTTAATCGTCGTGATTACTCTTTTATGACATCGTTAAGCACGGTGTCAGATTCACTTGCCAAAGCTTTTCCACGCACAAATCTTTCTGCATTAAAGCCAGGGCGTTACGAGATTATGACATTGAGCGGTGTTGTTGATAATAGTGCTATGACAAATGCAACGGTTAATCGAGATATGGAGATCGTTTCTCCATCACCTGCATATAACGTACCTCCAACTGTTACACCAACCACCTCGACCGTCCCTGGAGCAGCACGAGACAATCCAGGTGTATTCAGAGATTTCGGTGGAATGTATTTAAGGAGTACACCAGATCCATCAGTACCTGGTTCTAAGGCAGAAGGGATGCCCTCTTATGCGGATTATGCAGCTTCTGGAAACGTCATCACGTCTTTAACAGACGTTTGGACACCGCTTTTAGATGAAGTTAGATACTGCAAGCATATCTATGCAATGAAGTATGAGGAGGGAGTATTCCCACCTGAACCGTCTGATTTTCCGGTTGGAATAGGCAGCATGGCAGCCTGGGAACAAAAACTGGTTAAAGATACTGAAAAACAACAAGCGAGTGCCAAAGCTGCTGCTTTGCAACGGGGTGCATTGTCAATGATGGATGTACCTCCGTATAACTGTCAGGCACCAATGATGATGCCAATGATGCAAAAACTATTTAATATTCCATCTACTTTTGTAAAGATGGATGGATTTACTATGATCGATAAGAATGGGAAAAAATACATCCCAGCTTCTGGCGAATTACCAAGTGTTTGATTATGCCCGAGTTTGGTGACGTTGTTGATTCAAACTTTATTTATTCTTCTGGTCAAATTGACGGAAGGATTTATGGCGACAGCGCCATTTCATACAGCGGAAATCCCACTGTTTACCACGTAGGAGATGTAGTACATTTGCCCTACCAATCTGGTGAGCGATCAACCATAGAGGCGGTTGGGCTTGCCTGGCAAGCTTTTGCGACGGGCGGTGTTCCTGAATAACATAAATCTATAATAAATCTTAATGAGTCTTATTGGACTTATTAAGCAATCCTTTCGCTGTTGCTGCCAATACCCGCCTTTGTATAAGGTGCAGGTATCAAGGCAATACAAAATCATGACCCATCAACCTCCGATTGATCAGAGGATTATTGACGAGTACTTCCAGTTGGCTACTACTCGAAAGAACCGGGACGTTGGCTGGCTTTACGGCATGGTCGCCACCTACGGCATCAAGCCAGAACAGCTATCAGGTTTCGAGTGGGGTCCAGATAACAGCATTTTTATTCCGAGCAGAAAACGACCTATTCGTCCCTTCCATTCCCAGTGGGTCTTCCTGTTTAATCTCAAAGAAAAACAGCCCTGCGAATTGCAAGGCTGCTGGAAGTCCCTTTGTTCCTCTCTGTATAAAGCGATGGCCTATCAGGACATTGAATTAAATGTCACTGATCTCCTTCTGGCGCATCGTTTACGCAAGACCCATTCGAGTCAGTTCAAGCAGCCAAAGGCATCATCCCTTGTTTTTGCAGGTGCTTTTTAACTGAAACAGTGTTCCAGCGATAGCTGTCGCGAGAACGGGTTTCAGGGAAAGCGGCGAAATGTGGGCCGAGCTTCAGGGTGCCGTCGTCCCGGTACTTGAAAAGAGTCTTGCGGTCAATGCCAAGAACTTCTTCTGCTTTTTGGACGGGAACCCAGTGAGCGGGCTTGGACATGGCGTGGAATAACGCGTGCAGATATAACGTAATTAGCTTTGCCACCTTGTCAAGCGGCTTAAGGCAAATTTAATCTCTTTATTTTTGACGTAAAGATATGTGGGCAAATTAAAATAAATTAGCGGCAACTAAAGAGTATGTTTAACAATGAGCGAGAACCTCTTGCACTCCTCATTGAATTAACTCCGAAGTTAGCCAAGAAAAGATATCGAGAATCAATATATGACGCCTGGGACTGTAAATGTGGTTATTGCGGAGACGATGCAACGTCCCTTGACCATGTCATTCCCCGTTTCCGTTCTGGCTCAAGCAACCGAAACAATTTAATTCCTGCTTGCAGGCGTTGCAACACAAACAAAGCAAGCGCCAAAATGGAAGAATGGTACAAGCAACAAGAATTTTTTACTCAAGCTAGGATGGATAGAATCAATGCTTGGGTCACTCAAAACGAAGTAGACCTTTGTACGTTACAGAATTCTTTAATACCATCAGTCGCATAACATGGGCGTTTCATACGACGTTATCAATAAGGAGTGGTCATTTACACCTGAATCAACCTTAAGTAGAAGAAGTGTAAATTATCCTGGAAAACGTTATATGAACGTTTCCTGGGATCAAACCACTGGAAGATATTCTTCGGGACCAAAAAATATCAGGGCAAGTGTATCAACCAGTCCAGATGGAGGGGCTAATAAAAGTTTTGAAATTCCTCTCGAGTGGGGTGGTTTTCCTTCCTACATGGACCGATTACGCGGTCATTTAGAAAATAATTTAGGTAAGACTATTGCATACAGCAGCGCAGTTCAGTCGGCTGCAAACAATTTTGGCAGAGAACAACCAGGCATTGAAAGACAGCTAAAAGAAGCAAAAGATAACGAGAGAATTAACAGAGACATCATTGATCCATATAACAGACAGGTTGAATCGACAAATAGACAGCTTCCTCAAATTGAAGCAACAATTAATAGAACACAAGGAGATGATTATGTTGCCCAAAGAGAACTGTTAAAACAATATGGCGTTGCTGGTTTAGAAGATAACTTCAAAGCTTTTTATCTAACGGAAAAGCTTCAAGAGTGGGATCCAAGTCTTGGAGCAAAACCTTTATATGGTAATTTTGATTCCAAGTATTACCAAGATAATAACCTTGGGGCAGTACAAAAATGGAATGAAGCAGTTGCCAATGACGATTTAGACATAACAGCTAGATACGGAAAGGATGGATACTACCTCTGGCACTACACAAACATAGGTCAACAAGCTGGTGCCAGGGGTAACGCACCAGAGGCTACAGAGGCTGCTACCGAGTATTACGAGAAACCAACCGATAAAGACTTCGAAGACGCCAGGACGCTCCAGCTGGGCGTCGATATGAACACGTCTGACGCACGTCTTCTAAGTGTTCCATATATCCAGGAGCAGTTTGAGGCTGCGTTGAACGGAGATCCTTATTGGAAGCAGATGGCAAAGGATAATTATTTATCCATTGACACTGAAAAACCAGATGAATTTGCTGCTCTCTTTAGGCTCTCTCAACGGGATGAAGACAAACAAGTTGCGTTTGATCTCAACTTAAACCAAGGGTATGGCATTACAGAACTAGAAGATGCCATCAACCAGGCCGTCGGTGAGAAAGCAACGGTCGACGTTAAACGCTTTGGTGCTTTAACTCAGAACGTGTTGAAAGACACGATTGCTGAAATGAAAAAAGCTAAGGCAAAGGAAGAGAACTTGGATCTCTTAAGAGGCTTTGGTGGCTTCGCAGAGATCATGGATATCAATAAAACAATTGCTAATTCACTGATTAATGACACCGGAATTGGCGGTGTTTATGCATTGACGGGTGGTGGTCCATCTGAAGATGATTTAGAAGAACAGCTTGAAGGTCTGACCGGTGTTCGAAATAACGTTACTTACAACTGGCAACAGTGGTTTGATAACACATTAAAAGAAAAGTATGACGAGGAACTTGAACTTGGCTATACCGTAGACGAAGCAGAAGCAAATATTGGAATTGAGGCGGATTTCGCCAGGCAGTTTATTGAAGATTATCTGCAGCCTCGTTTTGATACATCGCGTTCCATGGACGAGTTTGTGGAATACCTCGACGTTAGACAAGAAGAACAAAACCCCTTCCAGACGCAGGACCTTGTTAACGCTGTTAACGTTGTTGCAGATCTGAAATCAAAACAATATCTTGATCAATTAAAAAATGAACCAGGTCGTTATTTTGACTCTGAGTTTTATTTCAATCCAACCGGAGACGTAGCTAGGACTGATAAATATTTAGAACAAGCTAATACTGTTGCAGAAGATTGGGAAGCAGCTAAGAATGGCGATCCTTACTGGGCTCAACAAGCCTATCGCTTTGGTATCGATGTTAACGATAAGGACGCTTTTGCACGTATTCACTTCCAGGTAAAAGGACAGGGCCAAGGTTACGACGCGGCAGAAGACATTCTGAACGCTAGTAAAGTTAGTGATCAGATTTACATGAACATTCTTCCTGCAC